TGATGTGTTGATTGACATGAATGATAGTTTTCATTTTTTTACCTCTGCAGATAATATAACACGATTACCCTGTCATGTCAAGAACTTTTTTTTATTTACGATATTTTACTACGTAATAAATTAGACCAGCATTGAGACTCAACCCAATTAAGGCTACAAGAATATATTCATTCATCGTCATTTCTCCTAAAAATTTTTAAATGTGTAAGTAGCAGCGCGCTACCGTTAGTGTTATAACATGGCCATTCATTTTAAAACACCATCAAAGTTATACTAACTAATATCGCAAGATCTGCAATTGTAATTCCAACATATTTCATCGTATTATTCATTATCTTCTCCTACAGGATTCCATTCTTTATATTTTAACATTGTTCTTGAAGGTCTTTTAATCCCCTTTCTCATTTCCGAGCCCATATACTCGCAATAATCATTCCAATTATCGATCTTAAAATACCAATCGACCTCTACGTTTAAACCACCATCCAAAACCAAAGAACTAAATACTTGCTCGAGTGGAAAATGCCTAGCCGACCATCTTTTTTCTATCGGTAAAAGATTTTTACCAATTCCTTCGCCCGGAACGTATCTGCCTGTACCTTCTTTTCTTAACTTTGCTCTGCATTTTTTAAAGTCTTCTGCATTAAAAGTAAAGCCTAAATACTCACCATTTTTTACAGTGGAGTCAAGAAAAGATAGAACAAACGGCCTGTCACTAGATATTTGTTTTCTGTGAGATCTCAATATTTCTGGTGGGTAAACTCCATATGGGAATGCGACATAATATCTATTCGGGACAACGTAAGTGCTTATCTTTCTACTCGTGCTATACGCCACTAACGCTCCATATAATATACTCCAGCCAAGACAATCCCTTTTGTCTCGATCCTTCGGATGAATTGGAACATAATAAATAGGAATTTGTTTCCTTGTTTCTGATGGTCTTGGATCCATATTTCTTCCAAGCCAAACTGGATCTTCAATCATCTCACCTATTCTGTGACGAATAAGAGGTTGTATGTCATCATGACATATGATCCAAATCGTTTCACAACCGGCATATGCACATTCAACAACGGCTCTCTCAACAGCAAGATAATCGGGAGCAATCGCCATACAAGAATCATGCCAGGGAAAATTAAAGTCTAATGGTTGCCCTGCTATTGGAATAATGCCGGCCAAATGAAAAGCATTTTGTATTTTAACGGGTTCCTCAATCACTTTAATAAATCATACACCTTGTTCAAATACCCATCTTGTGAAGGAGAATCAAAATAAACATTTCTTTCATCTCTGTAATCAAAAATAAGTGATCCTTTATCTTCATAAATTGGTTTTTCTAATTTAATAATTTCTCTTTTGTAAGGTTCAACTTTTATTGAATGATATGCATGTTTATTTGGATCATCGTGGCGGCGGCCATTTTTAGGCCCCCTAATACCATTCTTCTCCATCAACCCCTTGACCTTAAATTTAACATATGTATCAGAATAATTAAAGCTTTCAAGTTGTTCTTTATTTAAATAAGAGATAGAAACCAAATCTTTTCTTTCATCATTTTCTCCTCCGCCAGATCTCTGGGAAGGATAAAAGTACACCTCTTTGACAAAATCATCTTCAGTTTGAAAATAATCATATTCGTGTTTCATTCCGGCACGAACATTAATCCAATCAACAACTTTGTACTTGTCTTCAAATTTTGATGGTCCCAAACCATTAACATTTTCGTCGTCAAATATTCTAAGTTTGTTGAATTTAAATTTTATCATTCTAGAATTTTTAGTAACCACTTTTAAAATATCTTCGTCTTCAACTCTAACAAAAGAAACTAGATCGTGTACTGGTAACAAACCTGAAAGAGATAAAGAAAAAACTAATCTCTCCCAAGTTTCTAATTTGGATGAACCGACTAATCTTGTTCCCTTGTTGGTGTTTAGTTCATATTTGTCTAATCCTATTCCATATTTCTGCAAATCAACTTCAGGTTCGAAAAAATCAAAAAACTTTAGTTTGTGTTCGCCATTAAAAACCAAAATTTTATGATTCAAAAAAGCATAGCTTACAGCTTCCAAACTATTTCCAATGACAAGCTCATCAACGTCGTACAGGTGACGACTTAGATCACTCACGATTCATACAGCCAGGAATCATTTCTAAATCAATTTTACGAGACATCCTTAAAACTTTTCTAGCATAATATATGCCTCGCTTACTTTTATTTTTACCTCGACAAACATATCCAGCATTGTAAGCGCACAAGCCGATTGTCACATTTTTTTTAGCATAACCATAAATCCAATAACTTAATATTTGCGCACCTTTTCTAATGGCAAGCGCGGGATCTTTTTGAAGGCGGCTGCAGCCTACATACCCAAACTTCCTTGAAAACTTTGGAATGACTTGAGTCAAACCACAAGCGCCCGCTTTGCTTTTTACTTTAGGGTTCCATCTGCTTTCAACATAAATTAAAGCAGTCAAAATGACGGGATCAATGTTGTATTCCTCAGAATATTTTACAACCGTATCCATATGTTCACAAGCATATTCCGCTCTAGGCATGCCAATTGCCAAAATGGCGGCACATATTAATTCTGCAGTTGTCATCATCATTTGTTATATATCACTCCACATATATGATTTTCTAAAACAATAGAAAAATTATACTCCCCAACATTAATATCTTGAACCAAATGAGTTGGAACAACGACTTTTTCACCTTTTCTCGCTATTACAGCACAATCTGGACTTGTGGATAAAACACGCAAAAGTGTGTATTCATCAACTTGTTTATAACCTTCCGGTAATAAAATATCTGTTCCTTTCTCTTCCTCATTTTTTTCCATTCTTTCTACCAAAAGATGTCTATTTCTTGGTTCAAATTTCATGCTGCTTCTCCTAAAAGGTGTTTATAAGTTTCGTACTGCGCCGGAGTAAAAAAGTGCCAATATCTCCTTTCACATCTTTTACAAAAGAATTCAGACCCAACCGATCCGTCAACTGATTTGCGAATTTGACCTCCAGAAAGCCATGAGTGTTGTCGTAATTTTGTTCGCGATCCATCACAATTTTCTGTTGCTTCCTTTTCTGGCAATAAATAATTAAGTTTCATTTTATCCTCCTTTGTCTATTATAAAATATTTTGAAACAAATATTAACCACATTTTGCATAACCGCACTTAGTACAAGTTACGCATCCGTCTTGATAAGTCAAACCTTCTTGTTCGCAAGCTTCACATACCTTATCGTTCTCTACTTTTTCTCCATTTTGAATATAATTTTTAAGAATTCTCGCAATACATCTCGAGAAGCTAAACATATCGCTATCACGATCCTTTTGTAGTTGTTCTACTAAAAAACTCGGTTTTGCGCCATGACGCAGAGATAGAGAAATCATTCTTGTAAATGCTGAATTTGTTGGATTATCAAAAACGGTTACAACATCTTTAATAAAGATTGCGTCGTCTTCTTCACCTATTTGAAGATCATATCTGTTATTTCTGGTTTTAAAACTATGTTTTGTCAAAGTCCCACGTACATGTTTTTTTGGAATCTCGATTAAATTTGATAACCCGCCCAAAACTTCATAAGGTTTGTTATCATATATGCCAACAAGGATTGTCCATTTTTCACCTTGAATTGTAGTGTGGTGGATGTCACAAGAAAGTTCATGTGGTCTCTTTGGAGCACCATTTTGTGGAAATACTTCTTTTGTGGTTTCTGTTATTAAAACACCACTTCGGCTTCCATCAACATAAACTGTAATTCCTTTAAGTCCTTTTTTCCAGCCTTCGAAGTAAAGTTCTCCCACAACACTCGGCTCAGTGCCTTTTGGTAAGTTAATTGTTGAACTAATTGAATGATCAATATTTTTTTGAATGGCTGCCTGAATTTCTACTCTTTTTGGCCAATCAATTTGGTCACTTTCTACAAAAAAATCTGGGATTTCTTTTGTTTTGTATAAATTAAGATATTCTTGCAAATTATGATGAAACACTTTATATTCTAGCCATTTATCGCCGAGTTCATCCACATAATCGGTTTCAACATTTTGCTCATTATGAGAAAGTTTTCGTCGTCGCACATAAGAGTTTCTAAATACGGGCTCCAAGCCAGAACTAGTTTGAGACATAATAGAAACAGAACCGGTAGGAGCATTTGTAAGAATAGAAATGTTACGTCTTCCAAATCTAGAAATTTCTTCCCGCAAAATTTTTGGCAGTCGCGAGATATAGGAGTTCGATTTTTCTTTGTCCCAATCAAAAACTGGAAATGCGCCACGTTGCTTGGCTAAGTTAACGCTTTCGGTATAAGCGGCATCTCTTAAAGTCTCATAAATTTTTTCTATCACCTTCAAAGCCTTGTCAGAATCATAGCGAAGGTTTAAACAAGCAATTGCGTCTGCTAATCCGTGAGTTCCCAAACCAGTTCTTCTGCCGGCGCGACAAGCTTTTAAGAGATTCCTCCACAAAGCTTTTTCATCTTTTGTATCGCATGCTTTAATGATTCTTTCGAGCTTTTCAATTTCAAGCTCAACAAGATCATCCGATAATCTCATTGCTTGAGTTGCGACTTCATACAATTTATAGAAGTCGAACTTTGGGCCCTTAAATGGGTTGATGACAAAGTTTTTGAGATTGATTGATATCAGCCGGCAACTATCATAAGCAGAAAGAGGTATTTCCCCACAAGGATTCGTTGTCAAAGTCTTGAATCCAACATCGGCATAACTTTCTGCTGGCAAATTATTGATAATATTGTCCCACATCATAAGTCCGGGCTCAGCAGTTTTTGTTGCTGATTCAACAATGAGATCCCACAAATCTGCTGCCTGAATTTCTTTTGTAACGGCTGGATTGTCCGAATCAACAGGAAATTGTAGAGTAAAAGTATCTTTATCTTCAACTGCTTTCATGAAATCATCGCTTATCTTAACCGAAACATTAGCACCAGTAACTTTTGTTAAATTGTGTTTCATTTTAACGAACTGTTCAATATCCGGATGCTTGATATCCATCGTAATCATCAAAGCTCCTCTTCGGCCATTTTGTCCAATCATGCGACAAACATATGAGTAGAAATCAGCAAACGACCAAGCGCCGGTTGTTGTTCCAGCGGAATTGTTAACGGAGGCATTTTCAGGGCGAAGTTTAGAAATATCTAAACCAACTCCACAGCGACGTTTAAATAGATTGGCAAGATACTTGCCAGAATCAACAATTGAAGAAATATTATCTTTCGGAGAGTCTATAACAACACAATTTGATAAAGACACATTGACATAATTATTTCCAATGCCCATCATGGGCGAACCTTGAGGAACAACATAGTTAAAATGCTTCAAAAGTTCGTAAATTGTATCATAAGAGAGTTTTTTATCGCCTCCAAACTTTTCTTCCATCCTTTCAAATTCTTTAGCAATTCGAACGTGCATGTCGTCAGGAGTTTTTTCTACAAATTCACCTCCTTTGTTTTTCAAGGCATATTTGGTCATCCAAACGTTTGTAGCTAATTGATCGCCACCAAAATACTCTGATGTGGCTTTATGAACTTCTTCTTCATTGTGCATCTTTATTGTCCTTACCATTTTTGAATTCTTTGTATTTTTCCTTTAATTTTTCGGCCTGTTCCTTTGCTGTTGTTGTATTTTTTTGGTCAATATATTCTTTGATGTTATTAATTTTTTCAAACACTTCAATTTTGACATTTGATGCATCCATAAATATTTGATGCAGTATTCCATCTGGTCCAAATCTGTTTTTTGCAACAAACATGGTTCCGCTGTTCATAGCCTTTTCATTGTCTGTTCTAGAGACAGAAAAAATAAAATCTGCAACAAAGCATTTGTTAAACGCCTCAGAGATCGATTCCATTGTTATGTAATCATTATTCAAGCCAGACCTGTTAGTTTGTGAAGCCGTCCAAAGAGGACAATCATTCTTTTGAGCAATTGCTCTTAATTCTTCGTAAATAGATTCTAGTTCCATTCTTTTCTCTTTACGAACAACATTTGGTTTTAAAAGATCTCCATAGTCAACAAGAATCATATCAACCTTAAAATCGCGTTGTCGCAATTTTTCAAGATGATTTTCCAAAGTTTTTGTAGAAGCAGATTTTGTTGGATATTCTTTAACAATTAAACCGCCATCCAAGTCTTGAACTGTTTCATAAATTTGTTCTTTCATAGCAAACAAATCTTTGAGAGGAATTCCAGTTATACAACTATCATATCTTGATGCTACCATAGTATCAGATAATTCTAAAGTGTAGTGAACAACATTTTTTCCTTCTTTTATTGCTTGCGCGCCCAAATGAACCAAAACCATCGACTTACCAACACCTGTTGGTGCAATAACAACTCCAAGCTCTCCTTTACCCAAACCTCCCTTTATCACCTCGTCAATATATCTCCAACCAGTTGTTATAGGATTCCTTGTTTTAATTTGAAATCTTTCTTCAAAATCTTTTAGATAATCGTAACCAACATTGTTGTCGCAGCCAAGCTTGAGAGCGTCATTAATAGTACAGGCTATTTCATCAAAAGAAGAATTTTTGAGAAGGCCAACACTTTTGATCATCGCCTCTTTTAGAACTTGTTTTTTACAGAAATCGAGAGCAGTGTCTTTAACATATTCTTCGCCCTCAACCTCCATATCTGATTTATGAATTCTGGCGAAATAATCTCTTACTTGTGTTTGTGTAGCATCGTTTTCATCGCTTAGTTCAGAACGAACTATTGTTAACATAATACGAACTGACGGATGAACGCCGTATTTTACTCTATAATCGAAAACCTTCTGAACAAACACACGAAGATATTTCAACTCCAAAAATTGAATATCGAGCACTTCTTCGATTTGATCACAAAAAATTCTATCCTGCAGAACCAATTGACACAGCTTTTCCTGAAAATCTTTGCCGTATCTTGAAAAATCTGCTCTCTCTTCTATTGCCATAAATCGTCCTTTTTTGGTACGCCCGTCTGGACTTGAACCAGAGACTTCCACCTTATAAGAGTGGCGTTCTAACCTACTGAACTACAGGCGCTCAATATTAACATCATATCTCATTTTTCTTTTGTTGTCAAGCAAATTCTTTTCATTGTCGCGAACAACTCTGCCCAATCATATGCTCCGATGCCATCTTCGATCATCAATCCAATACATTGAGTTTTGTTTAATTCTGGTAGCATCTCTTTAATTGCATATTTAATCCTCTGACTCGCTTGAGCAGAAATTAAAGGCGTGTATAGCTGCATCATTTTGTAGTTTCTTTGTATTTTATCTTCGCTGTTCAAAATATTGTGATGGACCTTCAAAGGATTTTCCACTATCTCGCAAGCCTCCAAAAGTGTTTTGATTTCATGAGTTTTTGCTTCTGCAAGAAAAGGAAATCTTTTGGCAACCGTTTTCAAGCCAGCGCCTCCAACTCCGTCCAAATTGTCGCTCTTGTCGCCGCAAATGGCCCTTGCGAGGGCGAAGTTGTTGGGGTGTATACCAAACAGCTCGACAAGCCTTTTCGTGTTAATAAGCTCCCTTTGAACAGGCCTGTACACTATCGTTTCATCGTCACAAAGTTGATAAAAATCCTTATCACTGGAAATGATTACTTTTTGTTCATCTTTGAAGTATTGCATTTGAGCTACATAACTAATAATATCATCTGCTTCAGTTTCATCAATCATAATCTGAGAAACCGGCAAACAATTGAGATATGTTATTAATCTCTGCTGTTGCCATACTTTATTGTATTGCTCTTCTTCTTCGGACATAACACGAACGCTACGATTAAGACGAACTGGTGATCGGCCTTCTTTATATCCTTTGTGTATCGTCTTTCTTTTCCTGCTTCCGCCAGGACCATCCCAACAAATTACAATGTGATCGGGCTTCATTTCTCTACAATATTTCTGTAGAGATTTAAGAAACCCAAATGCGCCGCCGATGGGCTCGCCATTTAAAGCAATTGAAGGATTTGATATGTAAGCTCTCAGATAAATGTTGAGGGCATCAATTATTAATACTCTTTTCAAAACCACCTTTTTTTGGGGTAAAGTTCGTGAATTTCATCGACGCAATATCCTAACAAGCGCTGATAATATTTTTCATCTTTAATCTCTGATATTGGAGGGCTCCAAGATAATTTAAGCTTCTTTCTTCCTGCTTTAAGCGTTTGTCTTTCGCTGCAACCAAAAAGTGGACTAGAAAGTTCGATATTAACGAGTCTAAACTTCATCTTAGGAAAACATTGTTCGAGTTCATCTAAAAATCTTTCTTCCATACTGTAACTAGAATCACAGTTTATAACATTCAAGAGTGCCGTCATCTGTAGTATAATATATCCTTTTTATTCCAACATGCTTTAAAGCTGATTCACACATGGAACATGGTTTGCTCATTTTAAAGTCGCCTGCTCCATTAACTCTAACAACATAAATATCTGTTCCTTGTGTCACGGACCGATCTAAATTAAGAACAGCTGCAAGTTCTGCATGCAGCGTTGATATTCCCTTATCTCTCTCACGAAATCTTTTACCAAAAGAGGAATAAGACCATTTGTTGTGTGCAGCATTTATAATATTTCCGCCTTTCACTAAAACGGCGCCGTGACAAGTGCGAGATTCATTACTCTGTTGTGCCATCCTTTTGGCCAACGACAGATAGCTTTGTGTCTTCTTCGATATTTTCGTTTTCGATGTCATAAAAGTCTGCTGCTTCGCCTTGTCGCTTGTCAAACTTGAGGATGACTTCTTCATCCATTATGTTTAATACTCTATCACGAAATTTCTGATTTGTCAACATATTTTTCCATTTGGATGGCTGAAACTTTTCTTCTGCGCCATCCTTATATTGAAGCGAATACCATGCCCCGCTTTGTTTAAGGTGGTTAGAGCCTTTGATAGCTTCAAACCAGCTTTCCTCATCTTGAACGCCTATATCATCGCCCCAAAGAATTTTAAAACTAGCTTGCCTCCCTTGAGTTCCAAAACGACTTTTCTTCAAAGTAGCTTTGACCTCTGTTCCTACTCTAAACCCTCTTTCATCAAGCACAAAACTAGCCTTCGCTTTTCGTCCTGTAAGCCAAATGCGAAGAGAATAAGAATAAATCATAGCTTTGCCGCCGGGCGTCATATAAGGTTCAACCATCGCCTCCGAAGGACTTCTGGTGATATTGGTTTTAAGTTGGTTAAGAACTAAAAATGTCGATTGGCTGTTCGCAATTGGGACGGTCAACTTGGACATCCCTTTTGCGAGAATACGAGCTTTCACCGCCATCGACGAAAGAGGATTAAAATCACCTTCAACATCGCTAACAGACGGTGTTAAAGCGAGACTATCCCAAATAAATAACATGCGATTATCATTGTTGGCAAGAAGGTCTTCAATTGTCTCAAGAACAAATTCTACACTTTGTGCTTGGACATAAAGCAGACTTTCTAAATCACAACCGGTTCGTTCAAGGAAGGTTGGATCAATCGCTGATTCAGAATCAAAATAAATTACATCAATGCCCATATTTTGAGCATTGGCAGCAACTTGAGCGGCCATATAAGACTTACCAGTTGATTCCAAACCTGCAATTTCAACAATTTTCCCTAATGGGATGCCTGATAGCTGTCCACGACAAATAATTGAGTCGAGCCAGCGAGAGCCCGTTGGGATCCAATCTTTTACTTCTGTCGGATTGGCTTCAGTTAAATTGTGTGCAACAGACATGCCGGCCTTCTTATTGATAAGGCCTCGCATATCCGCCATAGAAAGCTTGCCTGCTTTATTTTTATTTTTCTTTGCCATGTTGTAAGCCTGTGTTTAAAGTTTTATTTGACACTCAAAACTTCAATTTCAAAGTTTAACGTTTTACCAGCAAGCGGATGATTAAAATCCAAAACAACGGAACTTTCGTCGATTGAATTAATTTTCGCAGTTACCGATTGGCCGGCAGGATTTTGTCCTCGCACCATAGCCCCTTCTTGAAATTCAAAATCAGGGGGGAAAGCTTGGCGAGGGACAGTCTGGAAAGCTTCAGAAAGAACCTCTCCGTAAGCTTCTCCCGGTGGCAATTTGACGTTTTTGACTTCACCAATTGTCATTCCTGGCAAAGCTGCCTCAAAACCAGGAATTAATTGACCTGATCCAACCTCAAGAGACATAGCCTCTTCGCGTGCACGTGAGTTATCAAATTCAGTTCCGTCATCAAATGTTCCAACGTAGTGTATACTCACCGTCTGTCCATTCTCTACTTTACTGCTTTTTGTTTTTTTGCTCACTGACTTTTTACTTTTTGTTTTTTTACTCATTATAGCTTGCTCCTTTTTTATTAAAATTGAGACATCTGTAACCCCATGCCTCCCTGCGGGTGAGAGAGAACTTATGAAAGAAGCTCACTAAAAGCTTTATCCACTGAATTACTTGATTCAGTACTGTACTTCTCTAAATTCTCAGAAGAGCCGGTATCTGCATTGCCCGATAAATATTCATCGAGAATAGCTTCAACTTCTTCTGGAGTTTTGCGCTCAAAGAGCGAATCGAGATCTGGAATTGTGTCCAGCCATTCGGCGCACTGTGCTTCATCTTCACACAAGAGCGACGGGCGGCGGCGAGGAGTAATTTCCGTTTGAGGAAAAGAAGCTCCTGCTGGCTTTCCATATCGAATTACAAGATCTGTTCCAGCTTCAGAGTCTGTAATATCTCCATATTCAGGATTAAGAACAAGATTAAGAAGCTTTTCATAAGCCATCTTGCCAAAGCCCCAAACACGCACGCCTTTATCTTCTTCTCCGCGAACAACCACTGGAGCGAAGAAACGCTGGCGAGCTGACAAAGATTTTGCCATCTTAATGCTCTCTTCGGTACCCTCTTTATAGAGCTTGCGAACAAATGCATCAAGCGCATCATCTTCTCCAAAATTCTTTTTTGGGCTCAAGAATCCTGGAGCGTTTCCAACATTATAATGGAACCAATAATCCTTGAAAGGATCGCCATCAGGAGTAGGAACGATTCGAATCGTCGTTTCTCCGTCTTGCGGCCTCCAAAACATTTCTCGGTTATTGCCATTTTTGTTGTCGATTGCAACGCGTCTGGCTCGCATTTTTTCCATATCAATACCCATATTATTTCTCCTTTGTTTGAGTAAAGTCAGAATGACCAATTTCTCATTCTGCTATGTTCATAATACCACAATGAATTCTGTTTGTCAAGTGTTTTTTTCACTTTTTTTGTCGTTGAATTTCTGATGAATAAGCGACCGTGTAAACATAATCCTGTTCGTATTCTGTTGCATATATTCCATAACCAGTTGGAATTTCATTTCCAATTTGCTTTCGAATATTTTTCAAAATTTCACCATCAGTTTCTAACTTTTTCTTATTGATAGCATAATAATAGCGCATTTCTCCAACATTGTCAAGTAAATAAAATAATTTATTTTCATTATTCTCCGAATCATAAAAGCCAATTGTTGAGATTCTACGCCCCTTCCGTGGTTCAGAGAAATTATTATTGACTGAGTCAATGTGGTTATATACGTTAACCATATGAAATGATGATACAATCATTTCGTTTAAACGCTCATAATATCCAATAACTGGAACATTGCCTATATGCTTTTCAACTTGTGAGTTGTCGATAAGATATATTCTTTTAAATACGCCAGATCTAGCATATTCTTGCAAGATATTAAATGTTGTCCACTCTTGTCTAATTTTTATTATATCGATAACTTCTGTTTCAGGTCTGATGTATAAAATATTTACATCGCAGTTTTTGAGATATTCAAGAACTCTCAAGGAAGCGCCAGATATATTTCCAGAGCCACCAACAACAAAAAGCACTTCACCTTCTACATCTTTAAAGAATTTGCTCATGTCCGGACATCGTTCTTCATATCTTTCTGGTCCATCTTGCCATGGCATTGTGTA